TCATCTGTCGCTCCTCCTGGCGGAGAGCAGCCTCTCCATCACGTCGTCCTGCGGATTGCCGATGAAAGCCGTGGTGCAGTTTTGCTTTACGATGTCAAAAATCTCGTACCAGAGCAGATTCGCCTGCTTCTGGAATGACTGGCTCATCTGCACAAACGGGCTGCTTATCGCGCCGCCTGTGGTCGGGTGCTTGCCTAAAAGCCCGTATGTGCTAATTGCTTCTTCGCACTGAATGTAGCGTGTAAATGCCTGCGCGTATGCTTCAATCAATCGCGGGTTGACGAATTTCTCGCAGCCGCGCTCCTTGAGCCACTTCCACGTTTCGATGAACAGCGCGTTCGCGCCTAGCGGTTTCCCGTCTCTTTGCCTTGCGCTGAGGTAATCGCTTGGCGCAGGTATATCCTCACCGGACAAATTCGCTGCGTTGTCAAGCTCGCCCGCTTCAAGCTGCGATTCCGGGCGAAATTCCGAAGTTCCCAGCACCTTTGCCATTTTCCCGGCAACGATTTTCTCCGCAAGGGGTTGCGGTTTGTCACCGGCACGGACGCGACGACCACCCCTATTTGTTCCGTCTTTTGCCACGCGCTTTCACCTCCTTGCGTGTATAGGGACTCCCGTGATGGCTTAATCCCTCGTTTGAATTGTGATTTTTTCACGCGTGACCCCACGCCGCTGTCCGCTTTAAAAAGTTTTAGAGATTTGACCGCCCCCACCGGTCACCGCTCTTGACAGTGATTCGGGAATGACAGGATTTGCATAGCGACATGAGGTTGGATGTTTCGTTGCCACCGCCATTTGAGAGCGGGAGAATGTGGTGGACTTCTTCGGCAGGTGTCAGCTCGCCTTGTTTCTTGCACTCCTCGCATAGAGGGTGCGACTTGATGTAACGGTCACGGATGCGCTTCCAGCTCCTGCCGTAGCGTTTGTTGGTCGCAGGGTCACGTTCATATTGGTTGTAGCGTTTGTCCATTATCTTTTGATGCTCGGCGCAGTATTGATCATACACAGCGAGCCGACCGCAGCCGGGGTAGGCACAGGGGCGTTTGGGTTTATAGGGCATCAGTTCATCTCCTTTGGGGCATGAAAAAAGCCACCGGGATTTTCTCCGCGATGGCTTTATGTTCCTATAAACTATTCAAATGACCTTTAGTTTGGAGTAATTGTGATGCCATATTTAGATAACATAAAATCCATCATCCTTTGTTTTCTATAGGCAATAAATAAATTATGATCGGACCACTCTGGTGCAGAAAGGTCATCTGGTATGAAGTTGTAATATTTTATATATTTGCTGTTTGTTGGTGAGGAAAAAAACGTCTTTGGATGTGTATTTCCTTTAGAAGCATTTACAACACCTGTTACTGGTTGCATGTTCCAAAGAACATTAACATTATAATCCGCAGGCCTACCAATTAATTTCATCGGGAATATATGATCAAGCTCGGGCTTATATCGGCCTGTAACTGTGTCTGAAGAAATATAACTCACATCAGGTATTAGAATTTTAAGAGGGAACCAAATGTAACCTTCAATTGACGAAATGTTAAGTGATGTAAGCCTGTTATTCTTACTAACAAATTCTTTGATTGCATCTAGTGGGAAGTCGACATCAGCATTAAAAGCTAAGGAAGAACATCCATTTATTATTGTTTGGGTATTCCAGTCATTTAGCTGTGAGAGAATAAAGTATTGCTTCATTCGCAACAAATTATTATTATCAATTTTTATGTAAGGAACTCCTTTTTTATGACGATTATAGATGTAAACAATGAGGGGATACAAGGCTCCACCTCTGATTACTATCGAATTGTTATTTATCTTGAAAGCATCATAAATAAAGTGCTTGAAGAAGTCATCTAAAGATCCTTTAAGATCATCGAACACAGATATGAACTCTTTTAACTCATGATCATTCACTCTTTCTGGCGAGATACGATTAGTTTTCTTAATTATTAAATGTATGATTTGAAGAATAGAACTCGGTTCAATTACATAGCCTTGTGTAATCGAGAAGATTTGTTTTGCTTCCAGTTGAAGTTTTTCTTCATAGTCGTAGCTTTTTTCCTTTATGCGAGAAAGAAGTAAATCAGCACCTGAAAGTGGTACTCCACCCATATTTAAACGCTGAAACACATCATTGACACGATCTTCATCCCAACTTTTCTCGATTGGAAAGAAGGCAAGTGATTTTACATCTTTTCGGATAAAAATATCCCATAATTTATCAACTATATTTTCAAATTGCTCTTCATTTCCATTCATTATTTCGGGCGGAATTATAGTCTCTAAATTCTTTCTGTATCTTACTTTTGAATCATCAGCTTGAATAAACAGTTGAGACATTGCTATGATACCTGGTTTAAGGCTAGAGTTCTTATTAACAAACTCAAAGCCGGTAGCTTCTGCATCATCGTGATTATTAAGATCAAAAAAGAGATTATAAGTGAGTATGCGGTTATTCAATGTATATTTCAAACAAGAAAAAAGTGTCTGTAATCGCTGTTGCCCATCATACACTAACCATTTATCTTCTCTTCTCCATAAATTTTTATCAACGAACTGAGCCGTATCGCCATCTGAAAAATCCTCTATAAAACACCGATATGGAATTTCTTTATCGCTGTTCCATACGATTAGTGTTCCAATTGGGTAACCACGCAAGATAGAATCGAATAATTTGCATATATATTTTTCACTTTCGTATCTGCTACCCCAAACATAAGGTCTTTGGACTGCAGGTAAAAACCATCCATTATGGGTAGCATTGATGTTTTCGATAGCTTCTTTAACTGACAATGACAAAAATCCCAAATAAATAACCCCCTTATCAAAAATGTTTATTATAAATATCTTTTATTACAAATCTACTTATCTATAATATTACCACAAAGCGAATACAGGGGGTATTAAATTGTTAGTGTTGCAGCTAATCGTTGAGATTTATAAAAACCATTTTGGATGTGGACCGTATTCGTCCTAGTTGTAGTTTCTGTCCAACACTTTCTTATGTTCGCTGCAGTATTGCTCACACACAGCGAGCCGACCGCAGCCGGGGTAGGCGGTGCATGGACGTTTAAGTTTGTAGGGCATTGGTTCACCTCGCTTTTAGGACATGAAAAAAGCCGCTGCGGTAATCCACAACGGCTCGGACAACATTATCTCAATTATAGTCTAATAAAAAAATCTAGTGGATTCAAGTAGATTTATATGGATTTTACTATCCACTTAGAAGTTTTCCGTCGGACAAGAATAACATTAATACCAGATATCAGTTTGGTAACGTTTCGATTGATGTTGTCGGTAGAAATTCGGATCATCTCCCAACCATCACCTAGCTTGTACATAATGGCTGTGTCCCGAATGTTCTGGTAGGCCTGCTTCTCTTTGCCATGATAAATCTTGCTGTCAATCTCTAGAGCCACCTTAATGTCAGGCAGAATGAAGTCTACGACATAATCAAAAATTCGAACTTGATGATGTGCTTTGATGCCGCAACGAATAAGCTCAATTGCCACCATTATTTCTTCCGTACTCTTATACCATCCATTCTTGTTTAGGTTCAGCTCTACCAGACTTATGGCATCCTCATATGGTGCGATATCGGTAACTTTGGATATACGTTTGATGGCTTTACTCAGTTTCCTCTGTTTATTATCAGTGCTGCTCGCATTTCCCTCTTCGCGTGTTTGCCGCACCAGTTCAATCCTGCAGTCCTTGCAGGCGTATTTAACACTACGAATATATGACCAGCTATAAACTGGGGAGCCGCATATATGGCAAGGCGGATAATAACAGTTGTATTTTGTGATGTCTTGGACGATAGGAATGCCGTCTTCCATTGCTTCATGCCTGCCCATTTTTCTTCTCCTTTACTGTCATGACCTCATCCACAGCCCTGAGAGCTTTGTGGTGAACCTTTAGTACCCAGCTGATGGAGTAGTTAAGCTCGCAGGCAATCTGCTCCCAACTTTTAAAGCACATGTAGCGCAATTCCAACAGCGATTGGTGTTCCTGCTTCGCCACACCTTTAATGATTGACATTACTTCCTGCTTGGTGCTGATGAGGTCATCGATGTCATTATTAATTTCAGTTTCTATATCCACCATCTTGGCGATGATGTCCTCCATACGTTGGACATTGCGAGTGCCGGAGCGAGGCATATCCGTTAGCGTCGCGCTCGCTTTGACCGAAAGTTCCCGCAGCGACTGCACCTGCTCCAGTTTACTGTTTATTCGTTGGTCTAGACGATAAGCCTGTCCGAGATATTCTTTTGCCGTCATCATATAACCTCCTCCTTGACCTTTCGAATAAGCATTTCCGGCTCAACCGTAGTAAGTGATGTATACCAATCGGAACTGAAGAAGCGCTCGACATCCCTTTTCGTAAATAAAGCGGTCTTACTGCTGGGATGCTTTTTCAGCCTTTTCAGCGCATTGCGGTAATCCTTTACCGCTTGAACAACAATAGCATTAGCTAGGTTTTGGTAAGGTTCCATAATCGTACCTCCGAATTTATATTTTTCTCGGATTGGCACTATTTGACTCTCGTTTGCAGATCAGCTTTGACAGCTTCGATAAGCGCCGACTGGCTTTTATCCTTTAAAGAAATAACCCGCAAAATACGCTCATCAATCGTGCCTTTTGTAACGATGTGCTGCACCACAACCGTTTTAGATGTTTGGCCTTGTCGCCAAAGCCTAGCATTGGTCTGTTGATATAGCTCTAATGACCAGGTAAGACCGAACCAGGCAATATAAGAGCCTCCGGCTTGAAGATTTAAGCCGTGTCCGGCAGATGCAGGATGAATTAGGCCGACCGACATTTCCTCGTTATTCCACTTGCGGATACTCTCAGCGGTATCCAACTTAGAAAATGAAATTTTTATGCTTTGAAGCCTTTCTATGATTCTTTCGTAGTCGTGCTTGTACCAATAGGCCACGAGTATTGGCTTTCCGGCAGCCGCCTCAATAATATCCTCCAAGGCATCTAACTTCTGATTGTGAATGACTTCTGTTCCACCACCGTCTTTATAAATGGCACCGTTGGCCATCTGGCAGAGTTTGTTGGAAAGCGCCGCAGCATTTGCAGCAGTAACTTCACCGCCAGGTAGTTCTAATACAAGGTCTCTTGCTAATAAAGCGTAGCGCTCTAATTCTTTCTCAGAAAGCATTACGATATATTCACTGCTGATCAGTTCAGGCATCTTAAGGTAATCCGTTGACTTCATTGAAATCGTAATATCGGAGATTTTCTTATAGATGTTTGGCTCTGCGGCGGGAAGCGGCTTGTAGCTGAAAATGATCTGGCCATTTCTCTTATCAGGCATAAAGTAGTTACTGCGAAACGCAGTTATAAACATACCGAGTCTTACACCCATGTCAAGCAATTTGAACTCCGCCCATAAATCCATTAGTCCATTGCTGCTTGGTGTTCCTGTCATTCCAATAATGCGTTTTACTTTTGGACGCACCTTCATTAGTGACTTAAAGCGCTTAGCCTGATGATTTTTGAAGGATGAAAGCTCATCGATCATGACTGTATCAAAATCAAACGGCAGCCCACTCTCATCAATGAGCCACTGAACGTTCTCTCGGTTGATGATATAGATGTCGGCAGGCTTAATAAGAGCTGCACGACGTTCTGCTGCGGTACCAACTGCCACGGAACAAATGAGGTCCTGGAGATGCTCCCACTTATCTAGTTCGTTTGGCCAGACATCTCTTGCCACTCGAAGGGGTCCAACCACTAACACCTTATGTGCATCGAAGTAATCAAACAACAGGTTATTGATTGCAGTAAGGGCAATGCTTGTTTTTCCTAAACCCATATTTAAAAACACTGCTGAAACCGGCTGAGATTCTATATAGCTGATAGCGTATTTTTGATAATCATGAGGCTTGTACTGCATCTAAAATCCCTCCAATCTGACTCGCATCGTCTAATATGAAAACTAAGAATCCTAACCCTCTAAGAACCTTGTGCCTTGCCATCTGTAATGGGCGTGGGCGCTTGCCCGGAGCTTTGACCTCAACAAAGGCCATCTTTCCTTCAGGCATTAGAACGATTCGATCCGGCATACCATAAATGCCTGGAGATAGAAACTTCACTGCCAGCCCACCACGCTGTTTCACTTCCAAAGCTAACTTCTTTTCAATCTCTTTTTCTCTCATGGTCGTACCTCATCAAAATTTAGGTGGTGGTCGTTACCCTCAATACATAAAACCCCCTATAGGTTATTTTTACTGAAAAAACATGCTATAGCAAAGTTTTGTATATGAGGATAACGAGGTTCACCAGTGACAGTCTGTTATGGTTGATTCAAAAAATCTTCATTTTTTACACGCACTCCATAGATGAAGGAACCTATCTTTGTCTTTTTACGCGTAAAGCCTGCGAGTTCAACTGCTGCATAAAAATCGGTCGTGCTTCTCGTATACTCACCATTTCGTGAACAGTAATTACGATATTCTTGATAAAAGTCACCGGACTTCTGATTGTAGTCCGGACCGATTTCGCAGCAATCCTCAAGGAAGTTTGCCATCCAGTCATTGTTCTCTCTATAGGTATCAATCGCCTTACGAACACACTCAGGCGGCGATAAATGAAAGTTCTTACGTATTGCCTTCATCGCTCCCTTAACAATCCAGCTAAGGATATAGGGACCTGCCTCATTGAAGAGGTGGTCAGCATAATTCTTAATATCACTGCTACCTTCGATCTTTGCATCGAATGGAATGACAATCAGACGACGCCACGTTCCAGAATCATTGGCTCCTACACGGGGTAAATGGTTTGTATAAAGCACAAGCGTATGCGAAGGGGTAAACCTGAATGGGTCTTTGTACTTTTTTTCAGCTATAATCTCGTCTGTAGAACAAAGCTGTTTAATGATGGAAGTATTAAGACGCATGCCCTCCTCAAGCTCTGCCGCGATGATGAGACGCTTGCCCTTAAGCTCTGCCATTTCAGGCTTCACGTTTCTACGACAGCCTACCGTTAAAGTGTCTGCAGATAAGGAACCGGAATAAGTACCAAGCGCCTTGGATATGGTATTCCAGAAGGTAGATTTACCATTACTCCCTTCCCCATAAGCAATGATGATTGCTTCCAGGTAAACCTTACCAATGACAGCAAGGCCAACAATCTGCTGGACATATTCGATAAGCTCAGCATCATTACAAAAGAAAGTGCGAAGAGCTTGTTGCCAGATATCCTTGCCCTCTTCACCGGGCTTACTATTGGTCTGCTTCGTAATGAAGTCAGCAGCTTCTGGAAGCCTGCTTTCACCCGTTATTAGATCAATCGTTGCACCGGGGGTATTAAGTAAAAACTCATCTTTATCTAACTCTGAAACGCTGTGCAGCAGCATCGGTTTTGCCGCCTGGAGAGCTGCCATTACATATTTCATATCGCGACGCTTCAGCACAAACTTCTTATAAATAGTCGCAGCAGTATACATACCATAAGCTGTTTGCTGTTCTTCGTTCATATCTCCTAGTCCCTTGCCGGTAAGGATAACTGCTTTTTCTAGACCAGCTTTAATACAGGATTCCAGTGTCGATGCAACTTGTGATTCAGCGTCAGCAAGCTGCTCATCAAGGAACTCCTCCATAGCACCGACGGCCTTCTGCTTTGACTCCACCCATTTTTCACCGTCATACCTTAAATAATCGGTAGCCTCGGTGAAGCAAAGCTCTGCATCATATTCGCGAGCAAGCACTTTGGCCTGACCAATATCGGAGTAGTCTGTGGGTTTTAAAGAAGCGCCACTAAAATCTTTGTTAAAATCCTCCGGTGCTACATATCCTTCTTGACCCTGAACCTTTTTAGCAAACTTCACCGCGCTATTCCATATGGTGGTCAGTTCATTCTCCTCGATTGATGTCTCGCACTTTTCTGCTTCCTTTAAGAAAAGATCATGCGCTTTATCTCCAATACCATAACGTTTCAAAACTCTGCCTGCGTAATGCGACAGAGTTTTATTACGTCTCCCTGTTGGAATAACGGAGTTGTTTGTCACAGCTTCGTCAAAATCCTCGTCGACATTTTCAAGCACATCAAGGACTGAGAGCCAGCCTTCATGCCAGATCACCTCACTGCAATCAGCACCATAAATGAAACGCGCTGCATCGAGTGCATTATCATCGAAGAAGGGAAACTGAGCATAGATTGTCTTTTTTAAATTGGCATACGTATCCGAATCCGCTATAACGTCAATTGGAAAATAGACATGAAACTTGGGCCTTGCTGTTTTACCGTCCTTTGGAAGCATATTGTTGCGGCTAGGTACAATTGCATAGGATACATCCGGTATGAGCTCTTCCAAAACCTCTGGTGTGATCCACTCCGCTGGATTTTCAGTATGGTCATTATCACAATCCATAACAATAACATCAGACTTGATGAAGTTATCTGCACTGCGATAGTTGTTCTCATACTCCGCACAAACGTGGTCTACCTTCACCGCTTCCTTCAGTTCATCCACCGAGGCAACCACACGTTTATTTGGATAGAAACAGTTCTTCTGATTGCCGATACAGTTTGCAGTGCAAATCATTAGCTGCATGTTTCAGCCTCCTCCATATCCTCAGTGAAATAGCGGATCTTCATACGGCGCTTCTTGGCTTTATCAATCTCGCGCTGCATGCCATTCGTGATCGTCTCGCCAAACACCCACAATTCATTACATTTACCTAAGAAGACTATATCCATAAACAGTGCAAGCTCACGTTCTTCCGGATCATCATCTGAAAGATATAAAGGTAAAAGCAGGTGTGGTGCAAAGGCAATGGCATTTCTCTCAAAAACAGCAAACCGACTATAAAGCTTAGCCCTTTCCGTGTTTTTCTCGACATCACCCGCATAAGGTGAGCAAATATACACGAGTGGTTTAAAGGCTTCTTCTTTTTTTATATTTGTCAGCGCTTCGTATGCGGTAGGGTCGGGATAGCCTTCGCTGTTTTTCTTGTCTACTCCGCCGGGGCCGTATTTCATCTGTTCGTTCATAAGCGAACCTCCTTATAAAGATTTGAGCGGCATAAAAGTCCCTCTACCAGTCCCAGGACAGAAACCGTCACTTTGAACGAACTTTTTATAATTAAATTTTCCTTCCCTGTATAAGCGACAGCAGACATAAAATCTGCTGTCTTTTTTTCGTTCATTTCCTCGCTAAGTGTCCTGGGACTGTTGAAGGACATGAAAAATATGTGGCCTGAAAAAATCACAAACAAATTTTCGTTCAAACCACACAAAACTGTCCTGGGACTATTAGAGAGGTAGCAAATCCTCTCTGGAAGGGAGGTAACAACATGCAGACACAAACCCCTGCAGAGGCTTTGAAAGATCAGCAACTTGATGAAGAACTTGCTGACACCCTTACAGCCATAAGTGTTGTATCCAAAAGACTGGCTAAGAAGATCAAAGCCTTGTCTGTAAAGGAACAAGAAAAGAAGAAAGGAGGAGCTCCAAATGAGCAAGATGAGTGAACTTAATCAGGTTCTTTCTGAACTGAAAGATTGCGGCCAAACGCTCATAAACATCGCTGACTCGCTTACAGAAATTTTCTCATGCAAGGATAGTGATAAAGGCGATGTTATGGAAACACCCGCAGCACCGATGGAAGAACCAACACCAGAGTTATCGTTCTTGGATGTTCGTAAGAAGTTTGCAGATATGTCCAGAGCCGGACATACAGAAACGCTTAAGGGACTGTTAAAAAAATACGGTGCAGATAAGCTCTCCAGTGTTGACCCATCACAGTACGCCGCTTTATTCGCAGATGCGGAGGTAATCCAATGAGTGTAAAACACGCATTGCTTTCTGCCTCATCTGCTAATAGGTGGCTTTCTTGTCCGCCATCAGCCTTACTTAGTAAGAAGTTTGAAGATCTGTCCAGCAGTTTTGCTCAGGAAGGCACCGATGCTCACGCTCTCGCACAATACAAGCTTGAAAAGCTGCTGGGGATAAACACAAAGGACCCGACTGAGTCACTAAGTTTTTACGATGAAGAAATGAACGATCACGCAGAAAACTATGCGGCCTTTGTGCTGGAACAAGTTGAGAAAGCAAAGAAAACCTGCGCTGATACTCAGGTGCTTATTGAGCAGAAGCTCGATTTCTCAAGGTATGTCCCAGAAGGGTTTGGCCATGTGGACTGCCTGATTATCGCAGATGGCACTCTTACCGTAATTGACTATAAATACGGACTTGGGATCAAGGTTTCCGCTGATAGTAATCCGCAAATGTTCTGCTATGCACTTGGAGGCTTGGCTCTTTTTGATGTTATTTACGACATAGAACGTGTTCACCTGGCCATCTATCAACCGCGTAGAGAAAACATTAGCGAGTACAGTATCTCTAAAGGTGAGCTCATCAAGTGGGCTGAGGATGTCTTGGCTCCTACTGCAAAGCTTGCTATTAAAGGCGAAGGTGAGTATAAGGCTGGCGAGCACTGCCAGTTCTGCAAGGTTAAAGCAACCTGCAGAAAGCGTTCCGAATATAATCTGGATCTCGCAAAGTACGACTTTGAGCTGCCTGCCACTCTCGATAGTGATGATATAGCAGCCATCCTGACAAAAGCAGATGAACTGGCTTCATGGGTAAGCGATGTCAAGGAATATGCCCTGAAGGAAGCGCTAAACGGTACCAAGTTTGAAGGCTTCAAGTTAGTCTCCGGTAGGTCCAACAGAAAATATACCGACGAAGCCGCAGTAGCTGATCTCGTTATTTTAGCCGGTAAAGATCCTTATGAGAAGAAGCTGCTCGGTACTACTGCCATGACAGCATTACTCGGCAAAAAGGCATTTGAAGATATTCTCGGCGGCCTAACTTTTAAGCCGCCTGGAAAACCGGTCCTTGTTACCGCTGATGACAAGAGACCCGAATTCAACTCAGCATATGAAGATTTTAATACAAATCAAGGAGGAAATTAATCATGACAAAAGCAGTTAATCCTTTGAAAGTAGTTACTGGACCTGATACCCGCTTCAGCTATGTGAATGCGTGGGAGCCCAAATCCATTAATGGCGGTACGCCGAAGTATAGTGTGTCTCTCATTGTGCCAAAGTCTGACACGAAGACCATCCAGAAAATTAAATCTGCAATAGAAGCAGCCTACCGCGAAGGTGAAAGCAAACTCAAAGGCAATGGTCGCAGCGTACCGCTTCTTGCAACTCTTAAGACCCCGCTTCGTGACGGTGATTCGGAACGTCCTGACGATCCGGTTTATGCAAACGCCTATTTTATTAATGCCAACAACAGCTCAGCTCCTGGCATCGTTGATGCAGATCGTCAGCCTATCATCGAGCGCTCTGAGATTTATTCCGGTGTTTATGGTCGAGCCAGCGTGAACTTCTACGCATTCAACACCAACGGAAACAAAGGGATCGCTTGTTCACTCAACAACCTTCAAAAAATCCGTGATGGTGAACATCTTGGCGGTAAGTCCAACGCAGTAGAAGACTTCGCTACGGATTCTGATGACGACTTTCTTTCCTAATCAGTAACTGAAAACCTGCCCCCTAAGACAATTATAGAAAAGAGGTGACAAAAAATGACTTATGAATTTATGGAACAGTTTGTTATAACAGGAGCATTTGGCATGATGATTGCCCTGTATACCTGGGCATTCGTACACTGGATTATATCCTTAGTAGAATGGCTTAGACGCAAGGTCAAAAAGAATCAAGTATAAAACACTAAAACTTTAGAAACGAGCCCACAGTAATTTCATGGGCGGTTGCACTCCTGCTGCCGCCCTTATTCTTTTGAAAGTAGGATGTTATGAAAGATATAAAAACACTTTCTCTTGACTTTGAAACCTACTCAGATGTGGACCTTAACAAGTGCGGTGCCTATCTGTTCCCAATCACTTTAAATCGGAATCTATAGCCCATTAGAATCAAAATAATCCGGAATGATGAACTAATTCCTGTGAGAAAGCAGGATTTTTTATTTTTATGGGGAATTTTCTTAAAGAA